CAGAATGAATCTTGGAGTACAAGAAGAACCCTGTGATGTTTGGATTAACAACTTAGTAAATAAAGCACATGAAACTTTAGGCTATATTCCTAATGTTGAAAAGATTATGAGAATGAATTGCGAAAAAGGTGGAAAGCGATTAAATAGATACCCTAAGGAATTAGACAAATATAAAATATGGTTTTGGAATGTTACTGACTACAATAATCTCTGCAATAAATACTCATACCCAAGACCTACTACTGGTCTTATTGCGATTTATTATTTTCTCACTTTTATTAATTGTGATCTTACCATTACTGGCTTTGATTTCTTTAAGAGTCGTAATCGTTGGACTATGGAGATACACCAGCACTCTAGTACACCAGCGTACCCAGTACACGACATGGAAAAAGAAGAACGAATAATTACCGATTGGATTAAGAAGAAAAAACTTAATGCCATTATCTAATCCGCAGAAAGAAGTCATATCATCTGATAAAAGATTTAGAGTTCTCATTACAGGCAGACGATTTGGTAAGACTCATTTATGCTTAGTAGAAATACTTAGACAAGCAAGACACTGTGATAATGGAAAGATATTCTATGTATCACCTACCTACAGAATGTCTAAAGAGATTATGTGGAAACAGCTAAAGAAGCTGGTTAAAGAATTAAGGTGGGATAAATACATTAACGAAACAGAATTAACTGTAGTGCTAGTCAATAATTGTCAGATTAGTTTAAAAGGTGCAGATAAATCAGCAGATAATCTAAGGGGTGTAGGATTAAACTTTCTAGTACTTGATGAGTTTGCAGATATACCTGAAGAAGCATGGACAGAAGTTCTTAGACCAACTATTTCTGATAAGCACGTTAATGGTAAAGTATTATTTGTAGGTACACCTAAAGGTTATGGTAATTGGTCTTATGATATGTTTCAACGTGGACAAGCTGGTGATCCTGAATGGAAGTCTTGGAAGTTTACTACAATAGAAGGCGGACAAGTAGAACCCCATGAGATTGAACAAGCCAAGAAAGACTTAGATGCTAGATCATTTAGACAAGAATATGAAGCTAGTTTTGAAACATATGCTGGTGTAGTTTATTATAACTTTGATAGAGCAAAGAATGTTAGACCAGTTCCTATAGATCAGAACGCAGTAATTCATATTGGTATGGACTTTAATATAGACCCAATGTCAGCTTGTTTATTCTATGTTAAGCAAGGTGTAGCTACTTTCTTTAAAGAGATTGTTATTTATTCTAGTAATACCCAAGAGATGATTGATGAGATAACTAGACAATACGATCCTAAAAAGGTTATTGTTTATCCTGATCCAGCATCAAGACAAAGAAAAACAAGTGCTGGTGGGAAAACAGATTTAATGCTATTGCAAAATGCTGGTTTCAATGTTAAAGCTAAACCAACTCATGCTCTAGTCCGAGATAGGATTAACTCTGTGAATAGTCGCCTTTGTAATTATGAAGGGAAAAGATTTATTTATATTGATCCTTCTTGTAAAAACCTTATCAATAGTTTAATGAAACAATTATACAAAGAGGGTACTAATATACCTGAGAAGAATGGTTACGATCATATGACAGACGCACTAGGTTATGCTATAGAGTATCTATTCCCAATCAGTAGTAATTTACCACCTTCTCAACCAAAAAGGTTTAGCTAATGGCATATAAACGAGATCAGATTTTAGAAAGACACGAACTTTACGACAATTACGCTGGGAGATGGGAATACTACATAAGATCATTCTTAGGTGGTGAAGAATACAAAGGTGGCAGATACCTACAAGAATATAACTTAGAATTAGAGAATGAATTTGAAAAGAGATTACAGTTCACTCCATTAGACAACCATTGTAGAAACATAGTTCATATCTATTCATCATTCCTATTTAGAGTAAAGCCGACTAGAAAACTAGAATCTCTTAATGATGATCCAGCTACACAATTATTTTTAGATGACGCTGATTTAGAAGGTAGATCATTTGATGCTCTACTAAGAGAAGTACAAACTTACGCAAGTGTCTATGGTCATTGTTGGTTATTACTTGATAAGCCTAATTCTAATGCAAGAACAAGAGCAGAAGAATTACAACAAGAGATTAGACCATACATGAATATCTACACTCCTGAGAATGTTTTAGATTGGGATTGGGAAAGAGCAAAGTCTGGTAAGTATTATTTATCTTACCTTAAAATCAGAGAGTTTAGATCAAAACAAAAAGACATTTATAAGATTTGGTATTTAGACAGAATTGACACTGTTGAAATGGAAAGAATGGGTGCAAGAGAACCTAAGTTAATTGATAGTGTTCCTAATCCATTAAATAGTATTCCAGCAGTTTGTTTATATAACCAAAGATCATACGATAGAGGAATTGGTATATCTGATTTAACTGATGTTGCTGATTTACAAAGATCAATCTACAATGAGTTATCTGAAATAGAACAGCTTATAAGATTATCTAACCACCCTTCACTTGTTAAGACTAGAGATGTAGACGCAAGTGCTGGTGCTGGTGCGATTATAGAATTGCCTGATAATGTTGATCCAGCATTGAAACCTTATATCTTGCAGCCATCAGGACAAAATTTGGATAGTGTATTAAAAACTATTTCAAATAAGATTGATGCTATCAACAGACTAACTCATGTTGGGGCTGTAAGGTCTACTAGCGAAAGAACTGTATCTGGTGTTGCACTAAGAACAGAGTTCCAATTATTAAATGCTAGATTATCTGAGAAAGCTAAACTTATGGAATTAGCAGAAGAACAGATATGGAGATTCTTTGCAAAATGGCAAAACAAAGCATTTGATGGTGCTATCTATTATCCTGAATCATTTGATCTTAGAGATTGGGCTACTGATCTTGAAGTATTACAACAAGCAAAAGCATCTAATATTAAATCTGATACTTTCATTAAAGAATTAGATAAACAGATTGCTAGAACAGTTGTTGATGATGATGAAGCATTATCTAAAATTGATGAAGAAATAGAACAACAAACAACTAGACTTGGAGAGTTCCCTCAGACACCTATAGAAACTCCAACAGTTTAATATGGCTGATTTAGTAGAGCAGTTAGGTAATTATAGGCAGAAAAGAGTTACTGATTTATCTGATACTCATGTTGAAAGACTACAAGGTTCTTTACAAGAGTTAGAAAATCAAGTTGTTACTGAAGCTGCTAAGATCAATCCTAAACGTGGAACATTAAAACTTAGAACTACTGCTGCATTAGAACTTAGACCAAAACTTAAACAACTTATTGAACAAACTTATTTAACCGCAGTACAAACCAATATATCTGAATATGATCAAGCTGCTGCATGGTTAGTAGCTACATTTAAAAAATATCCAATACCTGATGAGTTCAAACAGATTACAGAACTTGATCTAACAACTATACAACAATTAAAACGAGCAGCTTATTTACCATTTGAAGATTTAGGTAATGAGTTTGCTAATGAATTAGCACAAGAAGTTTATAATAGTACACTTACTGGAACATCTACTGATGAGATGATAGCTAATCTTAGAGGAAAGATTAATGGAGTCTATCAAGCTACTGACAATGAAGAAGCACAGGAACTTGTAGATTTTATTAATGCCAATCCTGATAAAACAGAAGCAGTTAAAACAGCAGCAGAAAGATTACAAACAATTTATGGCAGAGATAGATTAGGTAATAACTTTAGAAGATATGCTACTCAGATAGTTCAAGATTCACTCATGGGATTTGATGGACAGTTTGCTAAATACAGAGCAGATGAATTAGGATTAAATCATTATAAATATTCAGGTACAACTGTTAGAGATTCTAGGGATTTTTGTAGAAGGCACGTAAATAAAACGTATAGTGAAGAAGAAATTAGAAGAATTTGGAGTAGCCAAACATGGTCTGGTAAGGCACAAGGCGATCCATTTGTTGTCAGAGGTGGTTATAACTGCCGTCATCATTGGCAACCTACTGATCCTGATTGGGATTTGTAATTGACAAAATAGGCAGTAAACTCTAAGGAGAAAATATGGACGAGAAAAATAACTCGGTGGAACAAACTGAAGTTCCTTCAAAAAATCAGGAAACTGTTGAAGCACCGAAAGAAGTAGTAGAAAACAAGGCATTTACTGAAGAACAAGTAGAAGCCATAGTGCAAAGACGTTTAGAAAGAGAGAGATCAAAAATCTCTAAACAACTAGACGGAATTGACATTAAAGAAGCTAAACAACTTCTAGAGGAAAAGAAACAGAAAGAGCAAGAACTTGCCTTACAGCGTGGTGAGTTTGAGAAAGTAATGAAAGAAACTGTATCTAAAAAAGATCAGGAAATTTCAAAGCTGGTTTCTGAATTGCAAAAGATCAGAATTGACGAACAATTAGTTAATACTGCATCTAGTTTAAAAGCAATCAATCCTAATGAGGTGAAAGCCTTATTAAGAAATAGCTTAAAGCTAAACGATTCAGGAAATGTTGAGGTGGTATCTGAAAATGGTACTCCTAGATACAATGACAAAGGTGAACCTTTAACAGTTCAAGAATTTGTTTCAGAGTATCTAAATAACAATCCTCATCATTTGTCTGCTACACCTAGCGGTACTGGTAGTCAAAGTGGGATTGGTGGCGATACACCGAAGCCTATGAAAATATCGGATTTGGATATGAATAATCCTGAACATAGAAAAATCTATGCAGAATTACGAAAACAAAGAGATACAGGTGGTGGAATGAAGGCAAACTTAACTATAAACAATTAGACATAAAGGAGAAAAAACATGGCTAATGAAACAACAAGTTCAACTCTATCAGAGTTGTATACTGAAATTATCCAAGAAGCGATTTTTACGTTTCAGGAAACTTCAGTTATGCGTCCACTTGTAACTACTTACAATATAAGCGGACAAGGTAAACAAATCGCAGTTCCAGTATACCCAGCAATTTCTGCTGCGGCTGTAGCTGAAGGAACTGATTTGTCAAACACAGCAGTAAACCCAACTGAAGCAACAATCACTGCTTCTGAGATCGGTGTAATGACTACATTAACTGACTTAGGTAGAGATTCAGCTTCAAGAAACGTAGCTGCTGACATTGGTAAACTATTTGGTGATGCAATCGCTGACAAAGTAGACACTGACTTAGCTGCGCTATTCAGTTCATTCAGTTCTGACTTAGGTTCTGCTGGAACAGAATTAACTCCAGAGTTAATCTTTAAAGCAGTTGCTACATTAAGAGCAGCGAACGTACCAGCACCTTACTATGGTGTGTTTAACCCAAAAGCAGCTTTCAACTTAAAGAAAACTTTAGTTGCGGCTGGTTATGGAACTGGTGCTAATGCGGTTTCTGATTTAGGAAACGAAGCGTTAAGATCAGGTTACGTTGGTACTGTTGCTGGAGTACAAATCTTTGAAAACTCTAACATCTCTATTGATGCTTATGATGATTCAGTAGGTGCTGTATTCCACCCAGCTTCAGTTGGTTTGGCTATGAAGTCAGACTTCAAAATTGAAACTCAAAGAGATGCTTCTCTAAGAGCAACTGAAATCGTAGCTTCTATTACTAAAGGTCAAGGCGTAATCAAATCTGATTATGGTGTGGCTTTAACAGTAGACGCAGCATTATAATAATTGCTAGATTAGTGGGGCTTGAATAAAGCCCCACGATCATATAAGAGGATTATATGGCTAACTTTTCTTCAGATTCAGATTTAACAGTTTATCAACCAGACATCTTGGGATTTGGTGTATCTTCATTTGAATCACCTATAGATTACCATGCAAAAGCAAGACAAGACATTGAAAGAGATTTAAGAATTAAATGGTTTCCAGTTTACCAAAGAAACATTGAAGAAGATATTTCAGTATTAGAAACAATAGAAATGGACGGAACTAAATTAACAGATGCACAATGGACTAAGTGTTCAGCATTTAAAGTTATAGCAGATTATATTTGTCCATTATTAACTAAGTTCAATTCAACAGATAATTTAGATAGATTCCAAATGATGCAGAAATATTATCAAACAGAATATGAAAAAGAGTTTCAAAATGTACTAAGAGATGGAGTAGAATATGATGATGATAATTCTGGTACAATAACTTCTAGCGAGAAAGAACCTTATCATAGACTTAGATTGGTGAGATGAAGATTACACCAAAGATTGATGATGTTAAATTAAGGCATAAGCTTAATCAACAATTAAGAGAACAACCAAATCAAGTTAAAATAGCATTAGGACGTACTGCTGAATTTTTATTAGGTCTTATTAGAAATAGAACACAAAAAGGTAAAGATGCAGATGGTAGAAACTTTAGACCATATAAACCTGAGTATAAAGCATTTAGGCGAGAAAAAGGCAGACAAACAAGGTTTCCTGATTTAAACTTTAGCGGTCAAATGTTATCTAATATGACACAAAAAGCTAGTCCAAAAGAAGCGATATTATTCTTTGCTAATATGTTCCAGAATATGAAAGCTGTTGGTAATCAAAATAAAAGAAAGTTTTTTTTAATTGGTAACAAAGAACAAAAGACATTGATTGATTTTTTTGCTAAAGAACTATTTAAACAGAATAAATTAAGATGAGTAATAGAGAAAACATAGCTAACAATATTATCACTGTGCTAGACGCAGTAACATCTCCTATTGAACTTAAAAAGATTACTAGAGAACCATTTAATGTAGATGAACTAACTCAACAACAATACCCAGCTGTATTTATACAATCTGGTAATGAAACTAGATCAGATGAAACAATGACATCAACTACTGTAACAAGACAAGCAACAGCCGATTTTATCCTCGTTGGTTTCGTTAAAGGAACTGATACAAATATTGACACAAAAAGAAATCAACTTATAGAGGTGATAGAATCTACTCTTGAAGCCGATAGGACTAGAGGTGGATATGCAAAGAGAACTGAAATTGTAGAAGTATCTACTGATGAAGGAACTCTTTACCCAGTTGGTGGAATCAGAGTTGTGGTACGAGTTATGTACCAATATACTGCTGGTACACCATAAACAACTAACAATAGGAGAAACGTATGGCAACACATACTGGCTCAGAAGGTACTATCAAAATAGGTAGTGATGCTTTAGGTGAACTAAGATCATTTACTTTAGAGAGTACTGCTGAAACGATTGAAGATACTGCTATGGGTGATACTGATAGATCATATAAAGTTGGTCTAAAATCTTTCACAGGTACAGCGTCTTTATTCTTTGACGAAACTGACACAGCACAAGGTAACTTAGATGCTGGTTCAGAAATCACTTTAAACGTATACCCTGAAGGTGCAGCGAGTGGTGACACTTACTACACAGGTTCAGCTATCGTAACTGGTAGAACTATCAATTCATCTTTTGATGGAATGGTAGAAATGGAAATATCGTTTCAAGGAAACGGATCATTAACAGAAACTACTGTATAAGGAAAGCTAACGCATGAGTGTAATAGATAGAGTAAAAGATCATTTTGAAAAACAAGGTATCAAGAAAATTGAAGTCGCTGAATGGGGCGAGGAAGGCAAACCCCTTGTTATATACTGCTCACCATTTTCAATGGCAGAAAAAAGAAACTTGTTTAAAGGTGCTAAACAAGACGATTTAAGTGTGCTTGTAGATGCTTTAATGTTGAAAGCTAGAGATGAAGATGGAAATAAAGTTTTCAAATTAGATGATAAACAGGTATTATTAAATAAAGCTGATCCTGAAGTTATTGCTAGAGTAGCAACAGAAATGTTAAACACAATACCTTTTGAGGAAGCTGAAAAAAAGTAAGATACGACCCAGAGTTATATAGCATACTTGCTCTGGGTGAACGATTAAAGAAAAGTATGGCAGAAGTATTGGCTATGACAGAAGAAGAATTTACTTACTGGATAGCATATTTTAAAGTGAAGGCAGATAAGGAGAAATTAAGTGGCAGCAGAACGCCTTCAAATTCGCTTAGACGCAGTAGATAATACTAAACGAGCATTTAATCAGTTTCAAGGTAGATTAGAAAGAATTAAAAAATCTGTTTTTAATCTTAGAAATGCTCTTATAGGTATTGGTGCTGGTGTTGTTGTTAAAGGTTTCGTAGATGCTGGTATACAAGTAGAAAATTTATCAGTTCAATTAAAAACATTATTTGGTTCTGCTAAAGCTGGTCAAAAAGCATTAGAACAAGTTACAAAGTTTGCCGCTACAACTCCATTTGAATTAAAAAATATTCAACAAGGTGTAACATCATTAGCAGTTGTTAGAAAACAAGCAGAAGAAGCTGGTGTAGATTTTGAACAACTATTAACTATCACAGGTAACGTAGCTGCACAAATGGGTGGAGATTTTGCATTTGCAGCTTTCCAAGTACAAAAAGCATTTAGTTCAGGTATCGCAGCAGCAGAAGCGTTAAAAGAACGTGGTGTAGCTGGTATGGCTGGTTTTGAAGCTGGTGTAAGTGTTAATGCTAAAAAAACAATAGAAATAATGAATAAAGCCTTTGGTAAAGGTGGTGAATTTGGAAATCTTATGGAAGATTTATCAAAAACTTTATTCGGAACTGTATCAAATATAAAAGACTCATTTTTTACATTTCAAGTTGCAGTAGCGGCTGGTTTTTTTGATGAACTTAAAAAACAATTAGGTGATTTACAAACATTTACCAGAACAAATCAAGAACAGATAAAAAAGTTTGGTGTGTCAGTAGGTAGGGTTTTAAGTAAAGCAGTAAAAACTCTTGGTGATTCAATGAAATTCGTTGTTGAGAATTTTAATACATTCAAAAATATTTTAATTACTATTATCGGTATTAAGATTTTTTCATTTATTAGACAACTTATAATTCTTATGAAAGATTTAAGAATTGCTATGTTATCATTAAATATAGCTATGTTGGCAAATCCATTCTTCTTAGGTGCTGCTGCTGTAGCACTAGTTGTAAAAGGAATTTATGATGTATCAAAAGCAATTAAAGATGCTGCTGGAAATACACGAACTTGGGTAGATGGAATAAATGATTTAAACGATTCTTATGGTACATTAGAAGATGTTTTAGGAAAAGATATTTTAGGAAAAATACCTACCGCAGACGTACCTAGAAAAACTACATTCGTACAAGATGATAGTTTAGATTTATTTAATGATAGTTTAACAAAAACTAAAACAATAATAGATAAAATTCAAGAAGCATTAAATACTGTTGTTTCTAAACAAATGACAGAATGGGAAAAGAAAATGAGCAATATTTATGAACTTGCTATTGAGGGAGTATTTAAAGGTATTGCTGCAATATCAAGAGCATTAGCAGAATCTATTATTTTAGGTAAGAACTTAGGAGAAGCATTAAGAAATCTTGTAAGACAAGCATTAGTAGAAGCATTAGCTGCTGTAATAAGAATGGTATTAGAAAAAGCATTTTTAGTATTGCTAGAAAAATTATTTGGAATTGAGATAAAAAAAGCAACAGATATGGAACAAAAGAAACTTGGTATAATGAAAAAACAAACATCTGAATTAGCTAAACAAGCTGGTCTTAGAATATTACTTGCATTACTTGGTGCAGCAGAAGGTGGTAGTGTAAGAGGTGCTAGAGCAGAAGGCGGTTCAGTATTAAGACGAGCATCAGGTGGAAGAACAACACAAACAAATGCTTATCTAGTTGGAGAACGTGGTAGAGAATTATTTGTACCTAATCAAGATGGTGAAATTATATCTAATGAAAGATTACAGAATTTAGGTACATCAGTAAACTTCACAATCAATGCAACAGATGTAAAAGGAGTAAAAGAATTATTAATTGACAACAGAGCAACTATTGTAAATATCATCAATGGTGCATTAAACCAAAAAGGAAAAGCGGCATTAGTATAATATGAGTGGACAATTACCTACATCACCAGTTGCTAGAAACGCTAGTGTTAGTTCACAGCAAAATACTATTACATCAGTAACAACGTCAGGAAGAGTTCAAGCTAGACAGATTGACGGACAAAGATTTACTATTACTCTTACATATCCACCAATGACAAGATCAGAATTTGCACCAATCAAAGCATTTCTAATGAAACAAAGATCAAGATTAAATACATTTACTATTATCCCACCAACAATTAAAGATGCTTTAGGAACAGCTAGCGGAACACCTACTGGAACTGCTAGTGCTGGAGATACATCAATTACTTTAGGTGGAACAGGTACAGGAACATTAAAAGCTGGAGATTATATTAAGTTTGCTAACCATGATAAAGTTTATATGGTTGTAGAAGATCAATCAGATATATCTACTGGTACACTTACGATTGAACCACCTTTAAGATCAGATATTACAGCACAAGATATTACTTATGATAATGTTCCATTTACTGTAAGACTTAGAAATGACATACAAGAGTTTAGTATCGGTACAACAAATCTATATCAATACGAGTTAGATGTAATAGAGAGTTTATAATGG